AAATTAATAAATTCCTACCGTTTATTACCAAAAAATCTTCACCTATTTATATCTACGATACCTTACTTTCAAGAAGTAAAGGGATTGATAGAAACACCACAAATTCACTGTTTTACAGTATTTTAAAGTTTGGCATAGATAAAATTAGAGAACATGCCAAAACGTTACCGAGTATGACCGGAGTTACTCTTTATACAGAGTTGGTCAGCAAATTTTATCCTCAACGTATTGATGAGAAAGTCTTATCGGTATTTGTAGCTATGGCCAATAGCCTAGAAGAACAAAATGATAAATGGGATGCCGAATTAAGTAAGTTTGATATTAAAGACATCATGTGTTTTTTTCTTGTAATGGCTATGTTGGACAAAGAAAAAGATATGACATCACTAAATTTTCGAGGATTGTTGAAATACAAAGAAGTTTTAGAGGATTTACCTAAACACATAACATTATCAAATAATGGTACATCTGTAGTGTTTGATACAGAAGAAAATCTGAAAATTTTTATTCTGTACATGGCTATTTTTGAAGAAGACGATAAAGCGCTATTCAATGTAAGTCTGAAACCAGCTCCAAAGTCTGCACCAGAAGGAGACAACAATGACGTACCATTTTAAACTTGAAGAAGTTAAAGTACTTGTAAATGTTTCTATGCCAGTAATGCTTACTGGTGAAAAAGGTAGCGGTAAAACCACTCTGGCAAAACAGGTAGCTGAAGCATTGGATCTTGATTTCTACAGTATCTCAATGACTCGTCAAACAACATTATCTCATTTATTAGGATACATGAGTGTTGACGGTACCTATATTCCGTCAATTCTGCATAAGGCCATAACTCATGGAGGTTTGTACCTTTTAGATGAGATTGATGCTGGTGATGCTAACGTGTTGCTAAGCTTAAATACCATAGAAAACGGCTATTTATCCTTTCCCACTGGTATCGTTGAGTGTCACAAAGATTTCCGTTTAATGTCTACCGCAAATCCTCAGAATGAGCACCATCATTACACTGGAAGATCCAAGTTAGATGCTGCTACATTGGACAGATTTGATATAATAGATATTGACCGTGATCAAAAGCTTGAAGCTACTTTAGTGGACCGTGAAACGTTACGGAATATGAATATCCTTCGCAAAATAGTTAAAAATGCAAACTCTGATATCGTAGTTTCTATGCGTGATAGCTTACGTTATCAAACTCGTAAAAATTTAAATGTGTTGAATGATTTCGTATACCGCTTAGTTGGAAAAAGCAATTTAATGTTTGATAACTACAACGCTAAAATTAAAAGTTTACCAAAATACGCTGATCAATCTGAATGTAAGACATTTCCAGATTTGGTCAATTTACTGAAGTCTCAACAGGAGGTCCTATGACTACCCAAAATTTAGCTTTACATACTCCTTTGCATACCATTTTTCCAGAATCTTGGAAAAAAACTATGACAAATATGGATTACGCTGCATTTCGCAATCTGGATCATTTTAAGCATCATGTATCGAAGCTTACACAGAAAAATGATGACAACTGTGGTGTCACTTATGCTGATGCACTCGATAAACTACTGCATGGTGAGGCCGGGTTTCCTTCAGAGGAACAAGCATCAATTCGTAACCTGGTAAGGTCAAACTTGAAAAAGCGTGGACTGATCACTGGGGAAGTTTATGAAAACTACCGTTACAGTGTAGATGGTACCGCTGTAGGTTTTGATGTGGGCAAATATGCCAACGGTGAGCCTGATTGTGTTATTACACCCTCTGTTCAGTACATAGACTTTTTCTACGAATTGTATATCAGCATCAGCTACCCATGGCGGACTAGTAACTCCTTTATTCAGGAGAATATCGCTAAACTACTGGCTACTATTGAAGAACTGGAACGTCAGCATATTTTTATAAAAATTATGTTAATTCTGCCAATTAACAACGTTACCAATGCACGGGGTAAACAATTCTTTTCAAGTATTCCTGTATTTTCCCACAAAGAGCACAAAGATGTAGAAGGCATGTCTTCTGTGTTAAACGACAAATTGCTTCGGAAGTTTTACTTCGCGGTTATTGAAGATATCTATGGTGATGATCTTGCTTACGGATATGGCAATCCTGTTGAATTACCAGGTTGTATGAACGTAGGTAATGAATTTAACGAAGTGGAATTCTTTGAATCCGTTGTTAGTTCCGTTGGTGCATAATGGATACTTTCAAGCTCTTAGACAACTACATAAAAGATCGTACAGGCAATATTGGACCTTTTCCCGATATTGTACAGAAAGGAATTAATACTATAGCTGGTGAGATTCCGTTTAAGTTAAAACTTGCGATTACACTGGCAGAGCTTATTACTTTTTCATCACATCTGAGAAAACCTATCAAGCTGTACGATGGTACGTTAGTTCCTACTAACGCCATTGTATTTGCTTTGGCTGGATCAGGTATGTCAAAAGATAAATCCCTGAATACTATTCGAAAGTCTCTCGATATGGGCTATATGCAGATCGAAGATGAACGTAGAGAGTATGCCAAAGTTAAAGCCGAAAATAAGGCCAAGCTGGAAGGAAAAGGTAAGCATGAATGGAAGATGTTCTACGTTGAACCAAAACCGTTACAGGCCGGATTAGGTACTGTTGAAGGCTTACTGCATCATTTTGCTGATATCGGGCAGAACCCATTAGGTTCCGGCAGTATCACTACATCGGAAATTGGTTCTGAGCTTCAGACCAATGGAGCTATGACGGATATTATTAAAATAATTTCGCAAGCTTACGATCTAGGAAATGTTGCTCCAAAAATTGTTAAGTCTTCTGAAAATCAGACTCAAGCAATTAAGGGGTTACCGGTGAACGCTTTGTTCTTTGGTTCCCAGGAAGCACTGCTGTTTAATAATGAAATCAAATCAAAATTTAAACTGGTATTCAATACCCAGTTGGCACGTAGAAGTATCTTTACTTTCACACCTGAAGTTCCTACACGGTTGGAAATTTCCTCCATTGATGAACTCTACAAACTGAAAGAAAAGGAACGTGAACGTGTACTAGCTGCACAGGAAGCATTGAGCCATCTAACTTCTGGTTTGGTTGAAACTACCACCCAGGAACCTCTTACGTTAACCCCGGAAGCAACTAAGTTATTTGATGTTTACCTGGAGTACAACAATTTTATATCTGATGATCAATCGAATAAGTACCCAATATCAAAACTAAGTAGAAAGCATAAGCAGTGGTTAGCCCTTAAGTTAGCCGGTACGTATGCAATTCTGCACGGCAGAGAATTCGTTAATGAGGAAATGTATGCCTATGCTATCAATACCGTTGAACTACTGGCACCACAACTCAGTGAATTTGAAAAGGAACTTGTAAAAGAGCCTTATGAGCAACTGGCTGATATGTGCAGCTACAAAGCTGAAGATAGTTCTTTCTTCTTGTCATTACATGAACTCAGAAAGTTATCATATGTTACTGGTGCCGGTTCTTCGAAAAGCAAAGTAGAGGAATTGGCTAAACTGGCAAACAGTTACGATGAAGGTGGACGTTACACAGTTCACGAAAACGGTATTCAATACGATGAGCAAATTATTACCGATGAAATCGGTGTATCTTGTATTTTCTTTGAAGATACTGACCTGAAAGGGGAAGAGCTTAAAGAGTATATGGCCAGGAACTGTAAAGATGGCTTTGATGTCTATGATACAGATTTTGCTGAAATGCGAGATATGCTCAAAAATAATGCTGCTTATGGTCCATTTGTGTTTGCTGATGGAAAACGTGGTAAAGACAATGTTCAAGGCGGTACCAAATTTGTTGTTCTCGATATAGATAAGTCGTACATCACTGATGAAGAGGTGCATGTATTACTCAATGAGTACAACCATTATGTTGCCCGTACAAGTGATCCTGAGAATGAATTTAAGTTCAGAGTTTTGCTGGAACTGGATTCTATCGTCGATATAGAGCCACAACTGTGGAAAGCATTTATCCAGGAAATTGGAAAAGAGCTTGGGTTGGTTGTAGATAGTCTTCCTCAAAGTCAGATATTCTTCTCATTTGCTGATAGAAATATTCTTGAGCAATTGGATGGATCTACACTTAAAACTAAATATTTACTGGAAAATGCCAGTGAGTGTTTACGTAACAAGCCAAAGCTTCCTTCAGAATTACCTCCTAAAGAAAAAAACAATAAGTTAGCTGATCCTCGTGAAACTTTCTCATTTGCTTTTACTGCAGAACCTGGAGAACGGTCTATTTTACTATACCGTGCATTAGCGTATGCTATTGACCTGGGAGCTGATGAAGAATACATAGAAAAGCTGGCTCATGAAGTTAACGACTACTGGATGGAATCAATGGACAAAGACCGCTTAAAGAGAACGCTTATCACACCTGCACTACGGAGAGTTTAATAATGATTAGAAAATACCAAAAAATACAATCTTTCAAAAATGTCTGTAAGTGGGTACATAAATTAATTTATGAACTATTACAGTTAAAGGAGATGATAATGACTTTTAAACACCCCGTAGTTACAAAAGAACTTGAAGGTACATACATTAAAAAATCTACTAGTACAGGTGAGTACGTATTTCTAAGCGATAATACTTTCGGAAACGAAACTAAAATTTATGACCATACGGATATAGCAAGTTTTCTTAGAGACTTAAATATAAGTGCTTCTGATTTAGAAGAGTCAGAAATTGAAAGAGATACTTTTTATATCTCTTACTTTTTGGGTGCTTAATACCATGAATAAAATACATAAAACATTTTATTCTTGGAGGTATAAATACGACAATAAAAAACGTATTTGGAGAGCTTTTAGAAATACAATTGAAGTTAATCAATTTCATGTTCATGAATTACATTTTGTTATGGAGCACTTAGATGACCCAATGGAATTACCTAACTTAGTATTAGCAAGGGTTCCTGTACTCTCGTCTGAGGAGAGACAGAAATTTCTTACAGAAGTAGCCGAAGAGACAGGTTATGACAGCAACAGTGAAGAGTGCTAACCGATGACTAGTATTTATGGTGTTATCTAATGTGGATTTACAATGGTACCCCAGTAGATTCTCATGCCGATTTACTTACCGGTTGTACTGATTTTGTGTACCTGATCACTTATGCCTGTGGGCGTATGTATATCGGTAAAAAAAGTGTTCGAGCTATAAGGCGACTAAAACCGACAAAGAAGCAGCTGTCTAAGCGTAAGAACTACGTTCGTAAAGAATGGGTGGATTTGCCCTTTGCCAAGTATGAAGGCTCTAGCGAGCTTACACAGGGCCTGAAGGCAGTCTCTAAAGAGATTTTATATCAATGCAGCACTAAGAAAGCTGCTACCTACCTGGAAGTGGCCTTATTGATGCACCATGATGCTTTATTTGATCCTGATTTCATAAATGAGAATATCAGTGGAACATTTTTTAATTCAGACTTAGATGGTCTATTGGAACCATAAGCAGCTGACGGGTACCGTATCTACTGGGAATAAGCCTGTACAAGCAGTGAAACTACTGAGGATTTGAAAAGATGAATTTAATGATTATAGACGATAAACACGCTATTAAGAGTGATAGTTCATCCTGGATGGTGTGCAAACGCGGAAAAGATAAAGAAGGCGAAGATACCTGGACAGCTATCAGCTGGTATGGGTCTCTAGAAGGGGCTATACAGAGCCTGGCAGACTTATTACTAAGAACTGATACTAGCACTAGCCTGCAGGAGTTAGAAGCCTCTGCGGAACGTATATCAAAGCTATTTGAAGGTATTCCAAGTATTCATATAAAAGTAACTAAGGATTTAAAATGAGTGATTTAAACACAATAGTACAGCAGAAAGAGCCAGCACTTTTTAAAGCTATTCGAGAGTCGCAATTGATTAGAGATAATATTCCGACTTTTTATGTATCTGCTGATGGAAGATGCTGCACTCATAGACTTGGAAATATTGATATTCCAGTCTGGTGCAAATCCGCCGAAGACGGATTTAAGTTGATGCAAATTATTGATAGCTTATAGCGTCATAACAGACATTAACCGGAATCAATTCAACTATACACACAATGCAATTATCAATCGCACAATCAGGCTGGTACGAAGGGTTAAAACCAAACCCGCGAATCACTGTGTCTGATTGGGCTGATGAAAAGCGGGTGTTGAATAAGCGGTCATCGTCTGAAGATGGCCAGTGGCGCACGTCTCGCACGCCTTTTTTGCGTGACCCGATGAATGATTTAAGTGAACACAGCCCGGTTCGAGAGGTTACGTTCATGA